AATATTAAACGGATGGCCGCCACGTGCCCCCTAGGAACTTCTACTATATAAGTTCCCCCAGTTCCCCCAATTGTATAGAGTTTTGAGAGCCAGAGCTATCGGGGGAACACCCTTATTTACAAAAATGCCACGGAAGGGTTCTTTCTCTATTAAAGCCAAAAATTATTTCCTCACTTATCCACAATGCTCTCTGGCCAAAGAAGAAGCCCTAGAACAAATTAGGAATATTCCGACGCCGACGAACAAGAAGTTCGTTAAAATCGCCAGAGAGCTTCACGAAGATGGGCAGCCACATCTCCACGTGCTTATCCAGTTCGAAGGGAAGTTTAACTGCACAAATAGCAGACTGTTCGACCTGGTCTCCCCAAGTAGGTCAACACATTTCCATCCGAACATACAGGGAGCTAAATCCAGCTCCGACGTCAAGTCCTATGTCGAGAAGGATGGAGACACAGTCGAATGGGGGCAGTTCCAGATCGACGGCCGAAGTGCTAGAGGCGGTCAGCAAACAGCTAACGACGCAGCCGCCGAGGCGTTGAACGCAGCGTCGAAGGAGGAGGCTTTGAAGATCATCAAAGAGAAGTTGCCGGAAAAGTTCCTGTTCCAGTACCACAACTTGACGAGCAACCTGGACAAGATCTTCAAAAAGCCTTCCGAACCGTGGGTCCCTCCGTTTCCCCTGTCGTCGTTCACTAACGTTCCAGATGAGTTGCAAGAGTGGGCTGATGATTATTTTGGGAGAGGTTCCGCTGCGCGGCCCATCAGGCCTGTTAGTATAATTGTTGAAGGTGATAGTAGAACGGGGAAAACGATGTGGGCTCGTGCTTTAGGGGCCCATAACTATCTAAGTGGACACCTGGACTTCAATTCCAGGGTGTATTCAAATGACGTCGAGTATAACGTCATTGATGACGTTAGTCCGCAATATCTAAAGCTAAAGCACTGGAAAGAATTGATGGGTGCTCAAAAAGACTGGCAGTCAAATTGTAAATATGGAAAGCCGGTTCAAATTAAAGGCGGTATCCCATCAATCGTGCTCTGCAATCCTGGAGAGGGGGCCAGCTATAAAGATTTCCTCGAGAAAGAGGAAAACTCATCACTCAGAGCCTGGACATTAAAAAATGCTAAATTCTTCTTCCTCGACGCCCCCCTCTATCAAAGCGAAACACAGGATTACCAAGAAGAGGGCCATCAGGAGGCGGCGAATTGACTTGGACTGCGGCTGCTCCATTTACGTCCACATAGCTTGCACCGGGCATGGATTCACGCACAGGGGAGCTCATCACTGCACGTCAGGCAGAGAATGGCGTCTATATCTGGGAGATAACAAATCCCCTGTATTTCAGGATATACAGGGTCGAGGACATGCTGTACACGACGACACGTGTGTACCACGTGCAGATACGGTTCAACCACAACCTCAGGAAAGCACTGGGTCTCCACAAGGCATTCCTGAACTTCCAAGTCTGGACGACTTCTCTGAGAGCTTCTGGAACGACTTATTTGACTAGGTTCCAGGATTTAGTTATGCTGTATTTAGATAGATTAGGCGTTATTTGTCTTAACAATGTAATTAGAGCTGTTCGTTTCGCAACGGACAAAAAATATGTGAGCCATGTGCTGGAAAATCATTCAATAAAATTTAAATTTTATTAATTCATAATCGAATCGTAAAAATAGATTCGAATCTTGAGCGTTGCATACACAGGGTTAGAGGCATGAGTACATGCCATGTACAGTAGTAATGCGTTCTCCGTATGATTCTCGTACTTGCCAGCTTCTTGGTGGTTGTACACCACATGATTGTTGACCTTCCAGAAGCGTTTGACTATCGCCTGTTCATTGCTGGCATATTGGCCACCTGTCACCTTGCCGTAGAACTTGTGCATTACCTGGTAACGGTCACGGAGATCGTTCTTAACAGTTGCAGTGCTAGGCTCGTTGTCGAACATGTTGAACACCTGGCCAAAGTCCATAGGTGTGCCATAGGGTCTACGATCTCTGACCAGCCAGAACATAACGCTGTTTGTGTGGTTCTTGAGCTTGATATTCTCGTCCATCCAAATCTTGCCTAAAATATATACAGACTTAACACAAAAACGCTTACCAACACGATGAGTAATGCCATTACCTCGGGTGACGTCAGATATACACATGACCTTGCCGACATGTGAGATGTCGTGCCGCTGTTCATAGGACTGGACCTTGCAAGGTCCTTCGCACCCTCGAGGGACATCGGGAGTTCTGTAGGCTCGATAGATCCTGGGCTTTCTGTACATAGGCCTGTTAACCCATTCCGCTGACTTGCTGTATTTAGGCCCAGAACTCCCACGAGGCCCAGAATTGGAAGAACGGCTTACCTTTGAGGTACCAGCCATAAGTCGCCACGGGGCATCCCGCTTAGGCATTTTGAATTAAAGATTGAGATCAATCTTTCGTTAATTTATAGCCGTTCATCTGGTACTTCGGCCCCAAGGATAACACAATTATCTAGGCTGATCAGGGGCCATCTTATTGGACGAATTAAAAGCTAAAGCTTTTACTCAATTAAATGCTGAGGTGCGCGCGGACACCAGGGGGGGAGGGGTCCACCAGAAAGGGGAATCCGACGGGCACCAGAGCGCCACGTAGGGGGGGGAAAAAATCGCGCGGCCATCCGGT